CTCTGTACTAACTTAAAGATAAACTTCGGCATGATCTCACGAGCTAAAACTCTCGTGAGACACCTGGTGCCATTCCAGGTCTTAAGACAATCATGATGACTTGTCTGAACTATGTAAATTATAAATTATAATGGCGTCTTGCCTACGACGGTTACCCATAGTATGAGTCCGAAGGTCCTCGTCCCTCCATTACCCGACTTACCGAGTTGGAGGGAGTCTAGAGACATATCTCACATTGTGAGAAATCCTAAGTCGGTAACCGACTAGGACGATAATATAGGATGGGCGGTCCCAAATAGAAAAGGAATGTAAAATCTTCTCCCGCAGCAACCCATTTCGGGAACAGGGAATCTGGAAACTCTTTCATTAGAGAATAAATTTCCATTTCCCATCGCTGTTGAAACAAATCGGTTCCAGCACGTATGCCCTGACGTGATGGACAGAACCGATATTGTTGTTGATAAGGAATCTCAAAACATTGTAATGGGTTCACATGGTCTGACGTAGGGTATCCTCCTTGAGTGTTCTGCAAAAAATACCCTGTTGACAATTTTGCAACATTGGATAGAGATGGGTCAAAATATATTGGACCATCATCATAGTCAGCACGAACAGCCCCATCTCCCTGGTTGGTATGAAGAAGGTTGATATGAATATTAGTTGCTCGATTAGCATTTCTCTCATTATTATAAGATGTGTCAATGATATATCGAATACCTCCTCTCCAGCCAGCATAAGCTGGACCCAAATAATTAAGCAGAGAATTACATCCCTGGATGACATTGCCAGAAGGCACTGCTCTGACTAAATTAGTCCCAGGTACAGCACCCGTGTGTCCAGAGTACAAAGGAAAATTATATCTCACAAAAGAGATCCTGTTAGGTCCATCCACAAGTCCCCGTGGTAACAACCACTCATGGAAAGTAAATCTCTTGAGTAGCGAACGAAAAGATACTATAGTTTCTCCCATGTAGATTTTGTTTACTAACGCATCCATAATAGGTGGTGGACCCAATTGTAAAGTCTCCTTCTGTTGTGTAGGATTTCCACCTACATCAGCTAAACCCACAGCTTGTGTTCTTTGCTCAGCATCAGAACCTGATTGTGGAACGTTTC